CAACATAAGCAACATTTACATTATCTCTTGTCCACTTAGCTTGTGGGTTAAGCGTATTAGGGTTGATATTATCTTCAAAGATAGTTTTTAGGTTATCTTTGTGAATCTTTTTGGCTTGCTCTATAGATATGTTATCTGTATCACCAATCTTGACTCTAATTGCGTAAGACGAGATTCTAGGGTTTTTTGCTCTAGTGTAGTAAGCCTTTCCAACTTTTTTAGTTCTAATCGCTAATCCAGAAGTTTCTGTATCAAAGTGCCAGAGATCTCTACCTTCATGTCTAAGATTGGACACAGACTCATCTGTAAATGCAAATTGATTGCTAGGTTTTCTACCTTTTTTCTTTTTAGATTTTAAATCAGCATACTTTCTAACAAATTTTATATCTTGCCTTTGACTAACAGCAGCATCTTTCAAATTAAAAAGCCTTTCTGCTTCTTCTAGTTTTGCGGTTGCTATCTTCTCTAACTCTTCTATATTATTTTTAATAACACTTTCTTTGTTTTTCATTGTGTTTTTAATAAAATTACTAATCTGAGTTGATTTACTGATACCAGTTTCCTTATGAATCTCATCCAAGATATCCCAGGTAGCTTGATCTAGTTTTAAATTTACAGAATTATCCTTCATCTTTTTTCTCCTAAATCTACAGTTACGATATTTGGTGAGTTATAAATTGTAGCCTTTTGTCCGTTTAGCACAGCGTTGTACTCGCCTAGCAAATGCTCAAGTTTTAACCAGCCAGCTTCCATATCTTCATGTTTCATCTTGAAGATCTTACTTGCAAACGGTTTCTTCTTTTCTTGTGCTACAAAGATAAAGTCAACCACGTTGAACCCAGCCCTTTCATATCCACGTTTATACCAAGCGGCTTGTAGTTCGTATTGGTACTTCTTGATGGATGATGTAAAGCCCCTAACAGAGCAATCGGTAGTAGTCTTATAATCAACCAGGATTATAGATTTCGGATCGCTAGATGGATCTAAGGGGTATCTAAGCACATCAGATTTAACTTTCAGTAATAGATCCTTTTCCCACCAGAAGATCGCTCTTTCAAATGGAGAGTTAAATACTTCTGGGTATTCACCTTGTACTGCTGACAAATGTTTGTGTCCTTCCGGTATCAAGGCTTCTCGCATACTGTATAAGGTTTCTTTGTCCTTAGATGATATAACGGTTAGCCCTCTGTCTTCATACTCCTTCTTTAGCTCTTTATTAGCGTTGGTGTATGGAGATCCACTTAGGCAGACTACATCATTAACAAAGGCCTCTTCTCCCTCAACAATCAAAGAATGTGCGGCGGTCCCAAACTTCATAGCTGGTGTCGTTTCGTTTTCTTCTTCAAATGCGTGGAGTTGGCTTTGTCCAAACCTTCTTATGTTTGATGATGATATGCCTGGAGCTTCATGATAAAAGTTATGTTCCATATCTGGAAAGTAAACTGCGTCTCCCAAGATTACGTGTTCTTGGTTTTCTAATATTTCTGGTAGTTCGTTCATAGTGTCTCCTTAATAATTACCTGTAATTTTTCTGATTATTGACCAAGCCTCGTCATTAGGAACTAAGAAAGATACATTTTCTTTCAAGCCTTTATTATGAATCCTGCGTCTTTGAGATACTGTCGCATCTCTAAGGTAATGTTTGTATTCTTGACCCCAAAAATAAGCAAGCCCCATATAATTAGGAGTACCTATATATTTACGGTCTAATTTATAAAGGCTTTGTGTAGCCTCATCTGTAATTACTTCTAGATTAATCACATAGTTTGTCATGATGCCTCCTCTAGTCTTTCAAGTGCATCAGTAAGTTCTTTGACGCATTGGGTTAGTTCAGATATGTTTGTCTGAAGGTGAAACAAAGTATAGTTTAATTTATCCTTTGTAAGCTCTCGTTCTACATGGTCATGTAGATTATTGGTGGATGTCTCTATAATAGCATCCAGATCTTTTCTTATATCCATAGTACTCTCCTAAAGTATTTACTGATAATATATGTAAATTGTATTTTATTGTAAAAAGTATATAATGTCTACACTTAGTAATTTAGGAGGTTACATATGAGTAGAGATGCAGATAAGTACGTAATAATGGATGAGGACACCACAATCGGGTGTCGCATTCATGGTGATTTTTTGGCTACACCTTTTGAACACCTACAAGGTTTTGGGTGTCCTATATGTAGGCATGAAGAAGTAATGAAGGTTGTAAAAGAGATGAATGACCGTTTAGACTATTGTATTGAGCATGAGTCTAATGCGGCAGATAATCATACTCAAATACAAGCTGGTAGTTACTCTATGATACTTCATGAGATGTACGGCAAGACAAAGAAGATCTTGGATGAATATCAAGAGATTCGGGGCAAAACTAAGGTATAGTTCATATATGACATTAAAAGTAGTGCCTATTAAGGATAAGATGGCTCGTCCTACCCTCCAGGAGACGGTAGAACGGCTGAATAGTATGTTTAAGGGATATGAACAAAGGGGTGAGGAAAAGCTTACCGTAGTTCTATCAACACTAAGCTATTGCATCTGGAATCTACAAAAGATTACAGAGGACGATCAAACCACACTTACCCTGATAGATGAGATCCTTAATCAATACATGGAAGTAGATAGGCACGAAAGCGTGTTTAATAACTACGTTTTGTTTGAGGCATTAACGCCAAAAACAAGTGAAGATGATGATTAAAGTATTATTGTCCTATTATTGTCATAAATGTATGACGGTCAAAAAGCCTTTAACTAGGCGGGTTTCGGGATTATTTTATTTTTTTCATTTTTGTCACAGGAAAATAGAGAAAACAGTATAAAAATATAACAAATATCTTGACTGGATAATTCCAGGTAAGGTATCCTCTCCATACACTTTAGGGTAATGTGGGGGTAGGTATATATAACTACTTTGTCTCTAAACTGCTAAAACCATATGGGATATAGAAAAAACAAACTTGAATATGAACCCATCCTAGCTCCAGAAGAGGAAGCTCCCATCGAATACGCTAATCTAGACAACTCCCTTAATCGCAGACAACGAAACTTTATATGGCAAGCCGTTAATAATCCTCGGCTATCTCTTGTAGAGTGCGCTCATAAAGCTGGCTACAAGGATGCCAGACAATCAGCTAATAAACTTATGAATCATCCCGTTATACGCAAGGAGTATAACTATTTGATGAATGAAGCTAAGAAGAAGTATGAGTTGAATTATGATCGGGCAGTTCAGGATCTATATGATATTAGAGACAAGGCCTTAGAAGCCGGGTCCTTTAACGCGGCTATCTCTGCTCAGAATAGTTTGCTCAAGGTCGGGGGTCTTATTGTTGATAGAAAAGAGGTTATGTTCGGGAAGATAGATCAAATGAGTCGGGAAGAAGTAGAGAAACGCCTGGAACAGTTGATGGGGAGTATAACGGTTACAGATCCAGATAAACTTCCAGATCCAGGGGATCCAGGCGAGCAGGTAGATGAAGCTGATACTTTGGAGGCATTAGAGGAAGAGGACTTACAGACGGCAAGCCCTCAAGAGTTTGAAGGGGAAGTTAATTAAGGTTTATTTCTGCCCAGTATAAGAGCCAGTATATACATAATCAGGGTTATTATTGCTAAAGCACTCATGGGGTTGTGGTACTCGCTAGACACATACTTTTAGGAGAGTAGAGAAGTTTTGGAATCAAAACTAACAAGCACCACTCTCGCATCATATAGTTATTACGGTTATATATCAACTTAGCTTTGTCTCTTATAGTCTTTGTAAAAAAGTTTTATCTCGTCAGGTCTTGAATCAGAACATTCATCTTCTGTCATTTTGCATATAGGACAAGATAGAGTTACTGATTTTTTATGAATATATTTTTCATAACAGTTGCAATCCCAATAGTCAGGGTCTGTTATAACCACCAAGGGGTTATTCTTTAACCATTCCATTAGCTTTTCTCCTTATCTTTACGGTTCTTATAAGCTTGCAGTTTGATCTTCCATCTTTTAGGTAAACTACGCTTTCTTTCAGGGTTTAGACTGTCAGGGTCTTGTTCCCATTTTCTATAAGCCTTTGTTAAATCCATAACGGTTCTCCTATTTATTTATGAGCCAAGTTTCAAAACGAAACCAAGCCTCTTTGCCTAAGTAAAACGGTATAACAAATATAACTATACTTAAACATAAGAGGCCTATCGTTGAGAAGAATATAACGTCTTGAATAGCTTTGAGTTTATTATTCATTCTCTACTT